AAACTTATACGAGAATCAGCTTCAGCTAATCTTATTAAATCTTTATAAGAAGCAGTTCCTTCTGCAACTTTCGCTTTCATTTCTTGCGCTCTAGCAAGTGCTTTAGTCAGCTGTTCTTTTTGTTTAGCATAGGTATTAAGCTGAGCCTCATAGCCCATCTTTTCAAATTCCATCTGTCTGAGAACGGCTTTTTCGGCTTGCTCCCAGATTTTCCATCTTTGCTGAGAAACAAGCTGAGCGTAGCCAATACCAGTGGAAGTTCTGCCTATTTCAGCTGGCTTAGAATCAATTATGTATGCTGACTGTCCGCCAATTGTAATTAATCCCATTACTGTGCTCCTCTAGCTTTAGCTTTAGCTACCATCATTTCTTGCATAAGTTTTGCTGCAGTTGGATCTGTATAGGCCAATTCTATATAACCTCTAGCTTCATCATCAGTTGTAAATCCAAAAGCTTGTTTTGTTGAAGCAATTAATTGTGGTGAAGGATCTTTAGCTCCTTGGATACCTGCTTCATCTCTCACGGCTGTAAAAGCGGATTCTATACCTGCTCCAGCAATTGAAGCGGCTGCATTTATACGGTCTGCTCTGAGCTGGCTTGCGCCTGCCTCTAGGGCTTGCATACGGTCCTTCTGCTCGGCTTCTCGGTCTAGGTCGGCTTCCAGTACGGTTTGACCTATGCGCTCCTGCTGAGCGGCTCTGGCGGCGTCTAGGGCCACTGCTTCTTGAAGGGCTTGACCTCCAGTTGCCATTCCGCCACCGGCAAGAAGTCTTGCTCTTTCTTGGGCAGACTGCTGCTGCTGTACGTTGGCTCCCTGAGAAAGCTTACCAACCATAGCCGCTTGTTCCCGCTCAGTCAAACCTAAAGCGTTCATTTCCTGCATTCTTTGCAGGTCTTTTAATTCCTTCTTCTGCGATCTTTCGATGCCAGTTGGGATTAGTTTGCCAGCTTGAGAAAGTGCTTGGCCTCCTACACCGGTCAAAACGGCTAAGGTAATTGGATCCATATAAAGCTCCTGTTCATATTTAGTGGAAAAGTCAAGAATAATTTAATTTCGATTACACAAAATCGGCTCGCCAATACTTTATATATACGAAGTATGGGGCCAGAGGCCAAAGGGAGGGGCAAGTGATTCAGAGGTCGGGCTTACGCCCTCCACCAACAAGAAAGATTCCAAGCTTTTTGGCCCGGTCAGTTTTCTTGTTGGTATTTTAACAATAAAAAACCTCACAGGTAAAGCTCCTTGCTGAGCTGTAGCCCTGCTCGACTTTAGAGCTAATGCTCACGCAAAATGTATAAACGCCTGCGCTTAAGCCTTTAACGCACCATGTCCAGCCCGACCATCTTCTTAGACAAAGTTCTGATTGAGGTGTGTTGCCATAGCCGTTACCAAGAGCTAAGCTTGTTTGTGTTGCTAATCTTGCTTCTACAGTGGCAGCAGTCGTTTCTTCAAAGCTGTATGATCTTGTTCCTTCGATGACCTCCCAATTGTTTGAGCTCGCATCTTTATAACGAAGCAAAATCTTGCTTGACCATTTGCCCTTGCCCTCTACCTCGTTTGCGTCACTGATAAATGTTGCACCAAAAGTAATCAGCAAATCTGCGGTAGATGAAAGGTGTAGCGTCTGTCCTGTATTGTAGATTGTCTGCCAGAGCAGAGGATTGTCACTTGTTTGTCGGCCTGGTTTTATATTGCTTGTAAAGTAAGCCCTATTTACAACCTCTTTGTCTACAGCCTGACCTAGTATTTCTCCGCTTACGAAGCGATACTGGTTGGTGATTGGCTGTAGTTCACCGCTTTGTATTTGATCAAAGTCAACAATTGAATTAGCGTAATCTCCAAACACAATGCCCTGGTTGATGTACTTTTTAGCAGCATCATCATTGAGGCTTTGGTTAGCCCCAGAAAGCACAGTGTTGGTAAGATACGTATATGGTTTTGTAAAGCTCATTAATTACCTCTTTGCTCTGATGACTTGTATCTGGTGTCTCGTAATTGAAAGCGTATTTGCTCCGCTAAAGAGGGCAACTTCAAGCGTTGCAGCCTTCCATTGTCGGACGCCGGTTGTTCCGGTATATTTAAAGATTGTTGATGCTTGAAAAGTCTGCCAGTTTATTTCTGGACCGTTTTGTGTAGAGCTTGTATCGTATCTATTTAGCCCATTGGTTGTGAAACTGTATCCCCAGTAGCCTGGATATATAAATTGATCAGCACCACCGCTGTCACTATAAGTTAATTTAATTCTAAATGCATAATAATTTGGTCTGCCAAGGTCTGTGCCAACAAAATCATAATCTGTTGTGACAGTATTTTGGCCAACTAATCCGCTTATATGAATTCTAATTATCTCATTTTCTAGAGGAAAGTAATTTAAGGCAACCTGGCATGGTACTGATGCTGGTGCTGGAGATTTTACTTCTTGATATGTTGTGTTGATATATGTCCTAGCTACGCCACCGTCATGAAAATGATTATAAAGTTTATTTATAGGATTTAATGTTGATGGAGAATCCAGATGTTTAAAGGTTAGCCAGCCAGCCCCTTCATTTGTTTCGTCAAGTGCTGCGGAAGCTACCGCTAATGCGTCATATGGTGCGTTTAGCTGTGCAGCTGTGGGCACTTCATCTGGCTCAAAGAATTCTTTTTCTACGATGGGCATCTTATCTCCTACCTGTAATCATTTCTTACGAAAATTTCCGCAGAAAAAATGTTAAAATCTGTTGAATCGGTTGTAAAGTTGGGGCTATTTAAAGCTTTGTTTGTGATTGCAATGAACCTAACATCAACGGTGACCGCCTGAGATCCGCAAGGGATTGTGAAAGGAATCTGCGTTGTGTGTCTTCTTGGATAAATCTGACCGCTTCTTGCGACCAGCACGTTGTTTACAAACACGCCCCATTCTGTAAACCAATCAAAGCCTCTGCTTTTATTTACTGGCGCACCATCTAAAATAATCTGGAAAACGTTTGTTCCGTGTTCCCAATCTATCGTGGCACATCCGACCAGTTGACCTTCCTTTGCCTCAAAAGTTAGCGGGAATGTTTCAAAGTTTGCAAATTGTGTTAAAATATTAAAGCCCTTTGACCAGCTATCTGTATCAAGATTTATAGATAGTATAGGATCCCATACGTCTAAACCTACGCCTTCATAAGATGACGATCTTCTTGTTTTAAAGTAAGCCTGTGTTGCGTAGCTAGTACCAAGCTTTAGGCAATCAGCGCCAGGAGCGGTATCAGAAAAAGTTCCGTCATTCGGAAGTATAAAATGCTGTTCTCGCATAGTCTCGACTGGATTATTATGGCCGTCAAGATTACCGTTAAATTGGGACAGATACTTGTCAAGGTTGTCATTTAGGTTCTCCGGCTTTGCAGCTTGAAGATCGTTAGTTGGGATTTGTGTAAATGATTTTGCCATCTTATCTCCTTACCATGGCTGACCGCTGTTTCCGCGGGCCTTCTGATTTAGTGGTAGCTGATCGTTTGAATCGTAGTTTATATTGAAGCTTAGAAGATGCATTTGGAATGTTGACTTAAGTCTAAATCTAAAGTTATCAACCAGTCCTGTATTTACGTCCCAGCGAATTCTAATTATTCTGTAATCTTTTAATGCGGATTTACCAACAGTGAAAGGTACCTTCGTCAAGGATGGTGTAGCTGGTCCAAAAACAGGATCTTCAGAAGTTGTAAAAAGTGTCTCGCTTTTAGCAGGCTTCTGCGATGGTGCTGCATTCCAGGCCGAATTATAATCTTGGCCCCAATCTAGGTCAATTGCGTAATCACCAAAGCTTAATACTTCAACATCTACGTTAAAGGCACGATGCTTGATGCTGTTGTCTCCGAAATCTATCCAACCACTTTCCCAGATATTTTGCTGCAAATTAATCCTGGTTGCTGTGTATGTCCAAACTTGATCTGTAAGTGTTGCGACAAGTGTATTGCCCCAGTAATTTGCTCCAGACCAAACATGAAGACCAACAAGAATTCCTCTGGCTCCGTTTGTAAGAGGATTTGCGGCGGCACCAGCGACGGTTCTCCAGCGTGGTCTTGTTCCTAAAAGAATGTTTCCATCGGGATCAGCAGCCATCGCTGTAAACGCAAACCTGGCGGCTCTTTCTTTTATGTCTGCATGTCGCAGTGACCAGCTACCGTCAAGCGTATGAATGACAGCACCTCTTGTTGGAATAATAGAACCTTTCTCTGGATAATGGCACCAATATTCTTTTTCTTTTGTCGAATAGACAGAGGTTGCTCTGCTTATTGCAGCAGTAGAAATTCTAGAAACTTCTTTGGAGATTGGCGTGCTGATCTTCTCCACTGATATCGTAGAACCACCGTCCAGACCGCCTGTGATGGCGTAGAAGCCGTCATCGGTAAGGAAGACGACACCGAGCCCAGGTACAAGCTGGATGCTGTTGCTGGCCCTTGTACCTATGTTTGGAGAAACGGCACTTATTGAGAAGGCACCTCCGTTTGTTCTTACGACTTCTATGGAGCTTTCTCTAAAAACAAGAAGGTTATTGTAGTATGCGTAAAGCCTTGTGATTGCGCCGCCTGTTCCGTTGCCTAGCTCAAATGTGTTAAAGACAGGGAACTGCTCTGGCAAGCCAGCCTCAGAATAAATTATTTTTACTGGATGCGAAACACCACCAGCTAACCAAATTCTATTGTTCCAAGTCGCGCCGTAATGGTAGCTGCTGTCTATGGTGGCGGATTGGCTTAGCTGGGCTTGATTTGTTAAGCTGTTGTCAGATACGATATCGATGAATTCTTCAGATGCATTATCATTGATTTGTTTGACGAAGTAGTAGACGCCTTCTTGAGCATCAGATTGGTTACCAAGTCTTTGGTTTTTTGTTCTGTAAATCCTTCTAGCAACGCAACCTTTTGGTCCGATTGGTATATCGTTAACAAAGATTCCGAATCTTCTTTCTGCAGCAGCATCAGCTGGGATTGTCCAGGTAACGAAGGCTGGAGCTGAAAGAGGGCTCTCAGAACCGCTATCCATTATAAATGACATTCTATAGCTGTAAACGCTTGTGTCTCCTTGGGCTGTATCTCCAAGGCCAGCAGCGACAGTCTGGAAGTTAGGAAATGCAACACCGGTCGTTAGATCACCAGGTGTAGGAAGCTCAAGGTAGCCTGGCTGTATTGTGAGAAGTTCTGGAGGTGGTGTAGGAAGTAAGAATGAGAAATCTCTAACAATGTTGTCGCCGTAAAACCAGATTGGTTTATCAACGCCGTTGATTATTAGTAGCCTATTTCCAAATGGAACGTACTGTGTGCCAACCTCGTTTGCTCTGGGGATATGTCTATTTGAATCCAACAAGATAACATTCCTTCTCCAGTCGGTAGAAATGCTGCTGCCTTTGTTGCCCCAGATATAGTAGAGATAGCCGCCCTGTTCGGCTAGAATATAAACTTGATTTGCGCTTTGCTTTGTCCAGACGAAAAGAGAATCAAACTTTTCACCGAGAAGAGCCTGCTGCACGTTAGTTATAATCTCGCCGCTTACAGTAAAACTTGGGCTCTGGTCCCACCAAGGCTCAATACCTCGATCGCAAAGCCATCCATCTGTTGGATGTTTACGAAAATTTATTATATCTTCGGCTGTGCCAAGAGGAGCTTTAATCGACTGATTTACGCCAGCAGCTTTGTTAAATTTTACTGAAATATTTTTGACAGCCATTAGCTTAGCTTCCTCAACGAATTAACATCATAACGCATTCTAGCATCCCAGCCACCTAGTACGAATTGGCCTCGGACCATCATACTGTCAACGTGGTTTACATAGCGTTTTTCTAGACCTTTTATTTCCTTTTCAAAACGACTTCTATAAAGCGATGCATTGTTCATGTTGCCCAATTTATCGTAGAGCGTTTCTAGAACTTTGTAGCTTATTAGCTGATGGAATTCGTTTGGCAGCTCTGGTGAATCTGTCTGCAGACCTAGTGCCTGTGGCTTGTAGTAATAACGAGCGACACCTTCGCGTAGATACTGTAGATCTACTTTTGATGTTTCTTCTCCTGCGGCCTGTGATAAAATTCTAGAATCCCATGCATCAACACGTGGATAAGGTCTTATCTGAAGATGCTGACCGTCGTATTCTATGTATCTTTTATTTCCGTTATCAATCTGATTTAAGAAATTTATTGTTACAGATTGTGCTATATCATTTGCAATAACAGTATCAAGGTATGCAGTAGTATTTCTAGTTGCACCACCTACATTAAAGGTTTTCCAGACAGGAAGACCGAGCCTTTCTCCGGTTGCTCTGTTAAAGTTTGCGTTCCAGAATGGGACTTTGCGGTAGCCTTCCCATTGTGTTGGTTCTACGTCAAAGCTCTGAAATGTGTCTGCAAAAATAGATTGGTCATCCCAGGAAATAAACTTAATTTCTAATGAATAAGAAGGAGGAGCCTGCTCTGGATTTTTAAAATGAATTATTTCTGGCTTTGACAAGGGACCTACAAGACCATCTTTAACAAAGGCCCAGCAAACTTCGAGATAAGTATTATCAAGAAATCCTTCTGCGCCAACTTTAGAATCAAAATCTAGCGCAACCTTTTCTCCACTAGGAATGTTTTTAGCCTCCGACCATATGTAAGCTTCCGCATAAGTAGCAGTGTAATCCATTCTAAGGTCCAGCTCTTCATCGCGTCTTGGCATCAGACCTATGATCTTTCCATAGGGAGGAAATCTTCCTGTGCCTCCGCTTGAATTGGGAACATCTCTGTGTCCTAGGCTTAGCAGCTCGATACAATCTTCTGGAAGAGAATAAAATCTTTTCTTGATTCTCCAGCTTGTATCGTCGATCTTTGTGTCGCCAA